ACGACCAGCTGTAGAGCTAAATACTACCTTACCGTCATTGCCAACGATAACGTCTGTTAAGTCGTCACCGATAGATGCATCAGTTACATCTGCACCACCTACTGTTACTACTGTACCAGTTGCTGAACCAAACTCAGCATAGTCTTTAACTACAGCACCTACAGGAATGTAAACATCCGTGTGTAGAGGTTGGTCATCAGCGAATGCTACGATCACTTCACGTGAAGCACCTGCTGATTGCAGAGCACCGTGTGCACCACCTGTTGGTCGAGCACCGAAGTGATTAGACACTTCATCAGTTACGTTAGTTTGTCCGCCAAAGGCGCTTGTTTCAAAACCCATAATGTTTCTCCTAGTATTTAGTTGCGTCAGTGATTAATACACCTAGTGTATCACGACGTTGTGTGCCAAAGCCGAAGCGAGCACGTACAACATGTTCATCACGAGCTAAGTCTTTATTACGTTCACCTTCAGACTTAGGCATACGACGCCATGCAGCCATTACAGGTTTAGTTTGGTCATCTAAGATGTTCATGAAGATGTTTGCTACACCAGTTGTTACTGAAGTAGTACCATCTGAGAACGTACCCTTAGGTAGACGGTTAGATACGATAATGTCGAAACCGAACAGATTCATAATGAATCGTTGACCACGTGCCATACCTTCTTTGATAATCTGCTCAGCGAATGGTGTTACGTCATTCGTGATAGATACCATCTTGTTGATTGTAGCTTCTGCTGTTGGATCAACAATTAAGATGTTACCTGCATCTGGCACATTAGCTTTTTGGAAAGCTAGCTTCATACCGATTAGGACATCTAAGTCAAACACATTGTTAGTAGCAGTTGAAGCTACACGATGTGGGAAACCATTGATTACGTTAGCATCTGCATCTTCTTGAGATTCGTTTGCCACTTCTAAGAAGCGAGACTCGAAGTTCTCTTGAATTGCACGAGTTGACTCAGCTGAACGTTCTGCCATTAAGCGATCAATATCAGCACCATCTTCACGGATGTCATCAGTCACATACCAAGCATCACCGATGTAATCAGTCATCTTCATTGTGATCTCACCAGATTCGATTGGGTTGTAAACTAATGGAGTATCTTCTGCCGCTTCTTGTAAGGTTACAGAACCGATAGTTTTGATATGTAAAGTTTCACCAGAACCAAAATCTGCTACGTTACGGTAGAACGAGCCAGGTAATAGGCCGTCATGTAGATTAAGTAAGATGAACTTTGAGTATTGCTCGCTCTCAATAAAGGCGCGAGTATTAGTAGTTAAATGCATAGTTAATTCCTATTTATTAGATTGTGACACCAAGGTCACGATAAACTTCTTCCTTGCACTGCTTCATGAAGTTTAACTGAGCACCAGGTTTTGCACCTGCTAGTAAGCTTTCTTCTGGACGACCTAACTTAGGTAATGCCTGAGGAGTAAGGGAAGATAGAGATACGCTACCATAGGTAGGCGCAGGAGTTGCTACTGTAGCTGGCGCACCCAGCAGTGACATTAGCATAGTAGGGTTAGTCTTAGCAAGAGACTCTAAATAAGCAGGGGTTGTATTAAGTTGCTTAGCTTTCTCTGTTATAGCCTGAGCAGCCTTATCACCGTATGCTTTATTTAATTGTTCTGCTACGCTATTGAAGTTAGCTTCTTCTGTCTGAGCAAGTTGCTGCTTCTCTAACGCTTGTGTAACCAATGCGGCTACGTCCTGCACTTCTGGCACGTTCTCTTGAGGGGTAATCTCAGGAACGCCTAGGCTGAACGCTTTCCGTTTGAGATAGCTGTTCACGAAGAGTAGCAAGCTCACTGTCTTTAGCAGCAAGTTGTGACTCAAGTCCAGGGATGTGAGCTTGAGAATGTTTTAACGCCTCAAGAGCAACTTCCACTGTTTCATATTTCTTAGCACCTTGTTCGTTTACAATAGCATTCAATTGGTCGTTAAACGCATTAGTTGGAGTTCCTTCCACTACAGCTGCTGGTACAGCTGGTTCTACAAAGGGGTTAGACATTATTATTCTATCCTTAATTATTAGTTAGTAAATAGTAAGATGTTATAGCATCCTTGGTAGGATTAACCTTACTATTACATAGAAGTGTTATATATTCTAAACTATTATATTTATAACTTATTGTTAATATTTTTATACCTTATACTAATAAGAGTCAAAATTTCTTGTTTTCAATCATAAATAGTTAAAATAATTAGAATTAATTTATTTAAGCGTCTAAGAGGGAGTTTATCTCCGATAAAGCGCGTTTATAACCAACTAGGTCAGCTTGTTTGTAAGCCCAATTAGGAGAATCATAACCATCCTTACTGATACTTGAGCGTTCAAACTCCTTCTCTTTAGCGTCAAGAAGAACTTGAAGCCTCTTGCGTAATACAAGAGACCCCTTGAAGCTGGCTGTCATTTCTTTCTTAGAATCTGCACTAAGTCCTTTCAGCCAAGCTGTCTTCATACAGGCATCTCCGTTTCACGTTGCATCATGATTTCCTCTTCTGCACTATCTACTTGCGTCTGAGTTTCTTGCTGCTCTGCTACTGCTGCGTTAGGAGAGAATATCTCGTAAGCTTTAAGTCCTACTACATCGTCAATGAATTTAGTAAGGTTGATAGCAGACATATGAGGAGCTACCATTTCACCAACAGCACCATTCAGTACACCATTAAGGTTCTGTAAGTCTTGGGCTTGCTTAGCGAAGTGTCGAGCACCTACAGGACGAATCTTACCATTAGCTATAATGTCTTCTGCTGTTACGCTAGAGAAGATCTCAGCACCAATGTCATTGTCCATCACTCGGATTACATCATTACCTGTCATATTACGTTGAGCTGTTTCAAGCATCTTGTTTAAAAGAGGTTCTAACAGTTCACGTTCGAAGTGAGTAATCTTTTCTTGGAAGATACGACCAGCTGCTGTAGCTAGCTCTTGTACTTCAAAGGCTGTCTTCTCACCTGGACTACGTACACCCATAGCTTCACGAGGGGCACCTGCATACAGCTCCATACGATCCTCTATGATCTGTAGTTCGTTGTTAGCTGCCATTACGTTGTTCAAGTTCTTACCGAGCTCTACAACGTCACCACCTTCGTCTATGTGGATCTCTGCACCTGGACCCCATGCAAACTCTTCTACCTCACCAATAATCTTCAGAGGTGGATGAATACATAAGTCCATAGCATCGGCTTTAAGATTCTCTAGGTGGTCTAGTCGGTATTGTAAACCTACTAAGTTATCTAGTGGACCCATATGCCACAGGTTATCAGGACGAGCGCGCCAACCTGCATGTACGAAAGGTGAACCACCATACATCTGAGGCATTACATCATCACGTACAAGGGTGCTACGGTCTACGATAGTGATCACTCGGTCAGTAGTTAACTCACCTGTAGCAGCATCATGGTAGTCGCCGAAGAACTCTAAGATCTCCATGTAACCTGATTGGAAGTATTCATGCATGTTACCAAAGCCGTCTACTTGGAATCCTAGTGCTTTATCGAAGTCCTCGATAGAGTATGCACCAGCCTTGCTAACAATCTCTTGGCGCTTCTTCAGAGCATCGCTCCAGAAGTGGTTATCAGGCTCTGTCTCAGCAAGCTTACGAATCTCACCTAGCGTTTTAGTGCTACGGATAATCTTGTACGTATTATCAATTCGATCTGCTAGAGGGTTGAACACGATGTCTAGTGGGCTAACTCGATGTGCTACAGGACCTACATAGGCTGTAACCTCTGTGCCGTCTGGCAGCTCCTTGGTGCGGTTCTCAAAGCTTGGAAAGGCAAATGCATTACCATAATCAATGAAGTCATATAGAAGCTTAGACACCTCTGTACGGAAACCATTGATACGAGTCTTATTGCCCATATATGCTTCAATAGCTTCAGCTTTAGCTTTCAGGCTATCGTCTAATGTGTAACCCTGCCACTGAAGCCAGTTGTCATTAGGGAACAGCGCACTGATATAGTTAGCGTGTAGGTTGTCACGAATCTGTGTTAGCTTAGGAAGGGTTGTACTATTCTTCCAAGGGAGTGAACCATTGCCTGTAGAACTTGTATCTGTGGCAAATAGGTAGTCACGCAGTTCTTTCCACTCTTCGATCTTCTCACGACGTTGGTTGTTATACTGATCCCATAGGTGACTCACCCATGCAGCTTTGTCATCAATACTTACTAGGTTTTGTAGTTCAGCGATTTTATCTGACATTGTTTATCCTTATTTGAATTTCATTCCACCAAAGCGACTGCGCTTACCATCTGAGGCAAACATCGACATATCCTTTGGTGCACTTGATTGTTTTGGTTTAATAGCAATCTCTACAGCCGAAGCTAGAGCATCTTTAACATCATCGTGAGCAGGACGAGCCTGTACGAGTTCTTCTTCTAATACGTTGGTGTAGCCACCTTCAAAGTGCCACATTTCGTTATTCATGTACCTGTGCTCTAATGCTGCATTGATACGTTCTTCTTTGTTACCCTCAGCTTTACTAGGTCGGAATTCATCAATTGATAACTTCATACCCTCCTTACGGACGTGGTCTTTAATATCATTGACGATGATTTGC